CATCAGCAACAGCAACACCTGTAGAAGTTAGTGCTCCGGCACCAACTCCGGTAGCAGAAACGGCTCCTGCTCCGGTTGCTACACCTGAAGAGATGGGTGCAACTCCAACTGCACCAGTCCAAACACCGGCTTCCCCTGCTGGTAGTGGACAAAAAGCCGAAGATATACTTGCTATGATTCGTAGCAGACAGTCTTCATCTTAAAGGCAATGGAGGGCAAGGTTTTTTCCTTTCTCCTTGCCCTCATTCTTTATTCATGTTATAATAAGATAAATTTAAGGTAGGAGAATACATTGGGTAAACCATTTGACGTAAGCAAATTCCGCAAGGACATTACAAAAAGCATTGACGGACTGTCAATTGGCTTTAACGATCCAACAGACTGGATTAGTACAGGCAACTATGCACTTAACTATCTTATTTCAGGTGACTTCCACAAAGGCTGTCCACTAGGTAAAGTTACAGTGTTTGCTGGTGAATCAGGAGCAGGTAAAAGTTATTTTGCCGCAGGCAATATTGTTAAACATGCACAAGAGCAAGGCATATTTGTTGTGCTCATTGATACTGAGAATGCATTGGACGAAGCATGGTTGCAAGCATTGGGTGTAGACACTAGCGATGAAAAGTTACTTAAACTAGCAATGTCAATGATTGACGATGTTGCAAAAACAGTTAGCACGTTTATGAAAGACTACAAAGCATTACCAGATGGTGAACGCCCTAAGGTACTGTTTGTAATTGATAGTTTAGGAATGATGCTAACTCCAACAGACGTTAATCAATTTGAAGCAGGAGACATGAAAGGTGACTTAGGTAGAAAGCCAAAAGCACTTACGGCTCTTGTTAGAAACACAGTAAACATGTTTGGTAGTTACAACGTTGGTATGGTATGTACTAATCATACGTATGCATCACAAGACATGTTTGATCCAGATGATAAGATATCAGGTGGACAAGGCTTTATCTATGCATCAAGTATTGTTGTTGCAATGCGTAAACTTAAACTTAAAGAAGATGAAGACGGCAACAAGATATCACAGGTAAAAGGTATACGTGCCGCTTGTAAGGTTATGAAAACTAGATATGCAAAACCATTTGAATCAGTGCAGGTAAAGATTCCATATGAAACTGGCATGAATCCATACAGTGGATTGGTTGATTTAGCAGAAGCAACTGGATTGTTAACAAAGCAAGGCAACAGATTACGTTTCCTAACTAGCGACAATCAAGAGATACTACAGTTCCGTAAGGCTTGGGAACGCAACGAAGATGGTTGTTTAGATAAGGTAATGCTAGACTTTAATAAAATTGAGGAAGTGCTAAGTACTCCAGAAGAAGAAGAGGTAATAGAAGTTGCCGCTCCTATCGAAGATACAGAAACATTTAACGAGGAGAACGTATAGTGTCATTAGACTTAGCCGCACTAGTATGGAAAGAAACAAGACAGTTCATGCATGACACAGGTGATATCAAAGAAGCTGCAAACCATGTAGTTGAAGCATTAATTGGACACCACAGTGCAGAAGAAATAAGAGATGCATTTAAGTTTGACGGTGCAATAAAACTAGCAGTAGGTGACTACCTTGGAGAGCACGAAGAAGATGATTTAGAAGAAGACGAACGTGATGAATTACTTGATCAGTACGACGAAGACGGTGAATTTAACTACGACGAGTACTAGTATATGTGGTATAGCAAAGTAACAAATAATCTTGCAGAGATTCCCGGCTTTATAACTCATTATGAACATGAGTTAGAAATAGCCAAGAGCGAATGCAGAGTTGGAGGACTTGTTGAAAAAAATATAAAAGCATTACCTGGACTTACAGAGCACCGTTTTAATCAACTGCAAGAAATAGAAGCAGTACTTAACTTTCTAAACATAAAACTTAGACAGATAAGACGCAAGCACTTTCAAAAGTATTTGGAAGGTTATGCTCGTGCATTGACCAGTAGAGATGCCGAAAAGTATGTTGATGGCGAAGATGAAGTAATTGATTTTGAAACACTTATCAACGAAGTTGCACTATTACGTAACAAATATCTTGGCATTATGAAAGGCTTAGATACAAAGCAGTGGCAACTAGGACACATAGTTAGACTGCGTACTGCTGGGATGGAAGATGTACAAGTATGACACCCAAATCTACTCGAATACGAATTGTTGATGATATAATTTGGTATGATATTTGGAAAGGTGTATTAACACAACGATTGCGTGATGACGATGTATTAGAGTATCTCTTAGATGATCTATCAGGTTCTGGACTTACGCCGGAAGATATTAAAAGTTATTCTTGGATTGTTAATGCTGGTTGGGAAGGATACAGTGCAGAGGACATTGAACACTTTCGTAAACTGTTAATAAAGCATGGACTTCCTGAGACTCGTTTTGGAGCGGTGTTCATTGCATACGAAGACATAGACAAGTTGCCGTATCCTGCAATTTGTTTCCCAGACCGAATGATTTATCTTGGTAATTGGTACAACGGTTTAAAAAAACAAAATGTAGACTGGTTAAATATGCCAATGACTTCGGCTTTCACAGTGTTAATGCGTCGTGCAAGTGAAAGTAGATGCCATTTAGCTAAAAGATTACTTCAACAGTTCGACTCAAAACAAATAATAATGACACTAGGAACAAATCCTGGAACAGACCCTCAACAATTTAGAGATATAATAAAACCTCATTCATACCCAATTGTAGTAGACTTGGTTGAATCACCTTACCCAACAAATCTCATACACAATCACGAAATATTCTATCAAGCACCAGTGCAACTTGTTATAGAAAGCAGTAATGAAATTGATGCTCAAAGCTGGAACAGTATTTTTATTACAGAAAAGTCCTATAAAGCACTCAGTTGGTATCAGTTTCCTATATGGTATGCAGTGCCGGGACTTGTAGGAAAATTGCGAGAACAAGGATTTGATTTATTTGATGACATTATTGATCACAGTTACGATCAAGAACAAGATTCTTGGATAAGGATGACGAAGGTTGTAGAAGAAATAACAAAATTAGTTGGCAAAGATACAAAAGCACTACGTAGACAATATTGGAAGAGACTAGAAAGTAATACGGCTCTTGTAGAACAGATACATACAAATGCTCGTAAGACGCACAAAGTACAAACAACTAGGTTAATAGATGAAATACGCCAGCTTCACAAGTCAACAACTAGCACATGAACATAGTTTAAAAAATGTATTAACTGATCTTTATCAACATAACGAATTCATGGAAAGTATCAGTAACATGGTTGATCTAGGATGCCAGACTGAAGCCTTAGACCTGCAATGGTGGGCAAATGCAGAAATAAACGATGATACTCATGCTCCATTAGGCATCAAGTGTATTGGAGTTAATATTCTTGACAAACTTAACGTCAAACATAAAGGTATTTCATTTCAAAGACAAGACGTACAGGAATTTAATCAAAATAAAAAATCTTTTGATGTACTATGGTGCTATGATGTATTACAATACTTAACAAATCCTTACCAAGCACTGGCTAACTGGTGGCACGTTGCGTCGCAAGATGCAATGATGGTAATAGCAGTGCCGCAAACTACAAACGTAGAATTTAATATGCTTGAGTATAATGCACAGATGAATCACAAGTATCATTTTACCATGCCTATGTTATTGTATATGTTAGCAGTGAACGGTTGGGATTGTAAAAGTGGATTTTTTAAAAAAGGTATTGGCGATCCGTGGTTGTATGCTATTGTATATCGAAGCAATGTAGAACCAATGGATCCTGCTAATACTAATTTGTATAATCTTATTGAAGATACAGAACTATTACCAGAAATTGCAGTAAAGAGCATAAACAAATACGGAATGCTTAGACAGAGAGACTTGCTTCTGCCGTGGTTAGACAAAAGTAACATGTGGATGGAACAACAGTGATGCAAAAGAATGGAAATTGGTGGTGTGTTGACACTGTCGGACTAGCTGGTGACTACATGCGTCTTGAGAATTTTAGTTGCATTGAACCAATTAAAAAAGCAGTGACCTATTGTAAACAGTTTAGAAATGCCATTGATGCTGGTACATGGATTGGTGATAGCACAGTGCTGATGGCGTCAATGTTTGATCGGGTAATTGGCTTTGAACCACATCCATTGGTACATGTTTGTTGTGAAAAAAATCTTAAAGAACGAGATATAACAAATGTAGAAGTGTATAATTATGCACTCAGCAATGTAAACAAACTGATGACTTTGCACAACGGAAAAAGCACCTTTTCAGGTTGGGTGAGTGAAAAAGAAGAAGCACCAGAATTGGTTACTGTCCATAATGAACAACAAGTTCAAACTATTGTACTAGACAGTTATCACTTTGAGGATATAGATTTTATAAAGTTAGATTGTGATAGCCATGAAGGTTATATACTTGCTGGTGCAGAACAGTTTTTTAAAACAAACTCACCTGTGGTTTTGATCGAAAACAAGCAACGTATACTGAAGGATCGACAACCTGATGATATGCCCAATGCCATTGAACTGCTAGAAAGTTATGGCTATGTACTACGAGAACGTGTAGAGAAAAACGACTTTGTTTATACTAAAGGAGAAGCAAATGCAGAATAGTGCAGAGTACACACTACAATTAGAAAAACTGCATAAGGCTAAGAGCTTTGGTACTGCAACTGGTGCACCAAACATACTCACAGACTTTCTTTTAGATCATCCAGTAACCAGCATACTAGATTTTGGTTGCGGCAAAAGCACACCATTAGATAGTTTGAAATCCAACACTATGGACATATACAGTTATGATCCAATTACC